AGTATAAACAAGTGATAGAAGGCTTCTCAATAGAACAAATGGGAAGAAGAAGACGAGACGAATATCAAAGTGGTGTTCCTCGTATAGGAAAATAGGAGAAAATAAAAATGGCTATAACTCAAGCAATTGCAAACAACTTTAAAAAGTTATTGCTCGAAGGTGATTCGAACTTTTCATCAGGTAGTGGTGATAAGTACAAGTTAGCTCTTTATACTTCTTCAGCTACTCTAAACTCAGCAACAACTTCATACACAACTGGTAACGAAGTTTCTAACAGTGGAACTTACGCAGCAGGCGGTGGAGCTCTTGTTAATTCAGGAACTTCTATGACAGCAGGTGTAGCCAGAGTTGATTTTGGCGACCTTTCTTTTACAGGTGTTACACTGACAGCTAGAGGAGCTTTAATCTACAATACATCATCAACAACTACAAAGTCAGCGGTGTGTGTTTTAGATTTTGGAGGAGATAAAACAGCAACTTCTGGTACGTTCACAGTTCAATTTCCAGCAGCAACTTCAACAGCAGCGATACTAAGAATATCGGGTTAGTAGGGAGGTAACTTCCTATGTCAGCAGGATGGAATAGGCTTACCTGGGGATTTGGTACCTGGGGTTCACTTGGTAATATTACAGTTAGTTTAACAGGGCAAGCATTAAGTGCTTCCTTGGGTAATGAAACAAGTAGTGCCGACTATACTAATATTCCCACTGGTCAAGCATTAACAGCAGCACTATCTGCTCCACAACAAGTCATCGGAACTACTAGTAGTTATCCAACAGGTCAAGCATTAACAGCTACACTCGCAAACGCAGACGCGGGCCCTGATGCAATGTTAAGTACTAACCTTGCAACGATGGCTCTCGGAAATATTGAAGCCTATAACCAATCAGGTTGGGGTAGATATTTTTGGGGTCAATGGGTTTGGGGCGCTGAAGGAGATTGGGCAAATGTAAGTGTAACAGGTCAAGCATTAACAGCTACTTTAGCTAGTGCTTCGGTTCAAGCTAATGCAACTATTACGGCCAATACTTTAAATGTTGCACAATTAACTTTAGCTAATATAGACCCCGCACCAGATGCGATGATTACAGGCAATTTCATGATTGCCGCTTTAGGAACTATATCCGGTGTAGCAGATCATGTTGTTACTCCTACAGGAGAAGCATTAACAGCAGCATTAGGCACAGTTGTTGGTGATGCAAATACAATAGCCGCTATTACAGGGCAAGCATTAACAGCAGCATTAGGAACAGGTACTTCTGTTACAGCAAATGCAGACATAGATGTAACTGGATTGGGGTTGACTGTAGCTGTAGGAAGTGGTAGTGCTTTAATCTGGAACGAAGTAGATACGGGTTCAGCACCTATAGATCCACCTGGATGGCAAGTAGTGGCTGCATAAAGGGGTTTGACAGAAACCACTTTTTTTAATAATATGAATATATAAGGAATTAAAAATGGCTAACTCGACATCAGCAAGTCTAAAACTTACAGTACAAGCAACCGGTGAAAACTCGGGAACTTGGGGACAAATTACAAATACAAACTTATTAATCCTAGAACAAGCAATTGGTGGTTATGATACTTTTAATATAACTGACAGTGCTAGATCATTAACTTTTACTAATGGTGCAGTTTCTAATGGAAAAAACGAAGTAATAAAATTAACAGGTACTTTAGAAGCAAATCTTACAGTTTCTATCCCTGACTCTGTAGAAAAAACATACACAGTGTGGGATGGATGTGATCACGCAGGATACACTTTAACTTTTAAAACTTCTTCTGGAACAGGAATTCTTTTATGTGAAGGCCACACTTATCAATTATGGTCTGACGGAACTAACGTTTATAAAGGTTCTGAATTAAAAGTATGGAGAGCAATTACTGCGGCTGAAACAGTTCAGGCAGGTGCTCAACTTTTAGTAAATACAAATGGTGGAGGAGTCACAGTGACACTTCCAGCGTCGCCAAATACAGGCGATACGGTTTCATTTGTAGACCAAGGTTATGATTTCGATTCAAATGCTTTAGTTGTTGGTAGAAATAGTTCTAACATCGCTAACGCAGGATCTGATTTAACAGTTAATACACAAGGCGCAGCTTTCTCATTAGTTTATTCTGGTGATGCTACTACTGGGTGGACTTACACAGAGAAATAGGAGATAATAGATTATGTCAAATTACGAAGCTACAAAATACGATTTTTCTGGTGCAAATCTTACCGGTATCGAAGGTATTCCTACAGGTACTATTGTTCCATGGTCTACTGGATCTGTACCAACAGGTTTCTTAGAATGTAATGGTCAAGCAGTTTCAAGAACAACTTACGCAGATTTATTTGCAATTATTTCAACTACTTATGGAGTTGGAGATGGTGCAGCAACTTTTAACGTACCTGATTTACAAGATAACGTAGCAGTTTCAAAATCTGGAACTAAAGCATTAGCTTCAACTGGTGGAGCAAACACGGTAACTTCAACTGGAAACGTTGGAGGTTCAACAGCTAACGCAACTTTATCAACAGCGCAACTAGCATCCCACTCTCACCCAGGTGGTTCTGGTGGAAGTACTCCTACCCCGGGTGGTGGAACGTCATCAAGAGTGTCAACCAACCCAACCGGAAGCACAGGTTCTGGTACAGGTCACGATCACAACATGAGTGCAACTTTTAGTGGAGATGCTACTTCAGTGTTACAACCATATTTAACAGTAATGTACGTAATTAAAACTTAAGGAGAATAATAATGGCAACTAATGCAACATGGACAGTAATATTTGAAGATAAAACAGTCATCAAACAAAGTGGTGATGGAGCTGGTGCTTATACTATAAATGATGATTCTTTTTGGAATCAAGCTAAGTTTTCTAACATCTGGGCTATTCAACATGGAACAAGTGTATCTACTGATGCAGTGGAATATAGAGATGCAACTGCAAACTCTGCTTACGATGAATCTACTTTAGGTCCTATTCAAGATTTCATAGACAAATGGGATGCAGCTCACTTAGCTCAATTACAATCTAATTGGGACAACGATAATGTTGAAGGTGAAAGTGAATCTGATAAGATCGCTAGATTAGGTGCAAGACCTACATCATACTCATCGTAACATCATCCAAGAAGTTAAAATATATTTTTCACCCGATAAAGGTGGATTACCTCTGTGAACGTATGGAAAAGCAGCAGGCCAAATACCTATTCTACCTGTTTCAGGTTTTACTCTTTTTGAAAAATGTAAGAATTCTGTTTCTCCTCCCTCTTGAATATCATTTAAATATATAGAAAAAACAAAAGCACGAGGTTCATTATAAAATCCTTTACCATGTTCAATGTGCCACACATGATAACCTTCAGTGGGTAAAGTTTTTTGAATTTTTAAACCTGTATAATAAAAGCTTTCCATACCGTAAGCATCTAATGCACCTGTATTTTTAATATAGTGTTGCCAAGCTACATCAAAATTTACCACCATTGTTTTGAGGTCTTCCCACCATACATCCAAATTGTTACCACTTGCGAAAAATTGTTGATCTTGTTTTTGTAGTATCGAAGATTTTTCTGATCCTATTCTATTAACTGTATTATTAAATTTATTTTGATTTTCGTATAATTTAATTGCATCTTTGCACATTTCAGGTGTAATGTAATTATCGTAAACACCTATAAAATTATTTATATTAACTGTTTTTTCCTTCATCTCTTTATTATTAATTTATTTATATCAGGTAACCAAGCATATTTCAAAGGTGAGTTTATAAACATAAATTTTAAATCATGTAGATTTTCTACAAGCACCTGTCCTGGAAAATTTAAACTAGTATTTAAAAGAATACCATCTGAGGCTTTTAATAGATTATAGTAATTAATATTTTGATTTTTATTAACTGTTTGCACTCTACTACTTCTATCAACAGCAGAAACATTGGATAAATTTTGTTTTGTTTTAAAAACATACATCATATAAGGAGATACTTTTCCCTGCATATCAAAAAGTATATGAGATTTTTCTTCAATTACACTAGGTGAAAAAGGTCTATACCATTCTCTATTTTTTATAGCATTTATTTTTTCTATAGCTTTGTTATTAAAACAGTTTATTAATAAAGATCTATTACCTAATCCTCTTTGACCTTGTTCTGATCTACCTTGAAACAAAGCTACTGGATTATCTTTTAATAGTTTAGCAACTTTATTTTCATCACTATCTACTATGTCGAAATCTTTAAATATATTTATGTCTGCATAATTAGGTAAGGGACCTAAATAAACATTGTTTAGTTTTTTAAGATTACCCTTTAAAAAATAATTCAATAGTCCTAAGGAAATACCAGAATCTATACAAATTGGATCAATTTTAAAATTTTTATATTTTAAAAAATGATAATTAGCTAAAATATTTTGTGCCACTCCACCAGTATAATTAACATTTTCTTTAGGCATTATTTCTAATAAATCTTTCTCAGCTTCTTTTTGAAGGGAATATAAAAAATTTTGACACTCTGTGTTATTTTTTTCTTCGGTTAAATTACTAGCAGATTTTATTATTTTATTTCCATACTGAGACAAGGCCATTGTTTTTCCACAAAGATAAAATCCTTCTTTATAGGTAGTGTTAAATAGTTCAGCTGTTACACTACCATAGTATACTCCAATTTGTTTATTATACTTAGAAACTAAATTAAAATTTTTATCATAAACAGATTCCCATTCATATTCATATGTTTCATCTACTATGCCACCTCCATCAGCCACAACATATTTTTCATTTGATCCTATTGTAACCATACTACAGTAAGCATGAAAAAGATGATGTTGTCTATTTTGTTTGTTTGCAAAGTTTATAAATTGAGTATGCTTGTTTATAAGTTTAAGTTTACTAAATGCTTTTCTTAAATAATATTCGTCTTGTACATTATCTTTTTCTTCTAAATCTGTAAAAATTACAAAATTAAATATGATTTTTAAAGACTGGAAATAAATTAATACAGAATTAGATAGTTTACAACTATGCTTAACTCTGTTGAATCTATCTAATTGACAATGCATTAATAATTCGTTGTTTTTAGATATAGAAAACGCACCATCATGACCAAAATGAATTGATAATATATACATAATTATTTTTGATGTTCTGTTTCCTCTCTGCACTTATCATAAGCACAGTGCTTAAAAGGTCCATTTTGATTTACATAGTGAAAAAATACTTGAGCTAAACCCTCACCTTTGTAGACTCCAGGACGCCAATGTTCTTGATCGCAACCGGCGTACAACACCGCATCCCCTTCTTCTAATTCAAAAGAAGTGTCCTCTACTACAATAGGCCAGTTGTCATATTTTTTTATACACGCACTTACAGATACTTCACACGAGGGTCTGTCTATATGTTTTGCTAGTGTGCCTCCATAAACATAATATCTCCAATATGCATAAGTAGGAAATAATTTTAAATTTGATTCTTTTTCCACCAAAGGTAATTTAATATCTAACACAGAGGTCATGAGAGGATCATGATACCATCCAGGTGAAAAAGATTGTATCGCCAAACTATAATCTTTATCAGAGTCCACTTTATTGTAACAATATTTATGTAATAATTTTAACTCGTCTTCTGTAAAAAAACCTTTTATTAATTTAAAATTTACTGCAGCCATGATACTATACTATATCTAGTTCCTTTTGTAATTGGTTGAAGACTATGGGGATACATAAAATTACTTGGAAAAAATACAATAGAACCTTTACCAAGGTTAAATCTTTTAATTTCTTTTTCTTTTTGATCTGTAAAAACTAAATCCCCTCCCTCGTAATCACTATTTAAATTCATGATAATAGTTAAATGTCTAGGTGAAGTAGTGTAATGATCTGTGTGTACTTCATATTTTCCCCCCGGTGAATATTTTAATAAATCAATTTGATTTATTTTATTACTCATCATTAGAGGAAATTTATATTTGTAGTGGAAATACAATCTGTTTATTTCTTGTTTTACAAAGTTCCAGTAGAATAAATTGGTGGGTGTTGTAAGATCTAAAGAATATCCTTTTACATTTCTTATGTCTTTACGAACACCTGATCTAACTGTTAAATCATTTTTAGCCTTGTGTTTTATAAAGGGTACTAATTTTTCAATAAATTTAATATCTATTATATTTTTAAGCTCGACAACCGCCTCTAAATGATCCATTATATTGGTGCTTTCCTTCTTTTAAAAATTATTATATAACCTACTATATGCTACAGAAATTAAACTTCAAGCCAGGATTTAACAAGCAAGCCACAGAATCAGGGGCCGAAGGTCAATGGACAGATGGAGATTTTGTTAGATTTAGATATGGTTTACCCGAAAAGATAGGTGGGTGGAATCAATTAACTTCCTCTCACGATACTTTACCTGGGCCAGCAAGAGCACAACATGCTTTTACTAGTTTAAATGGTGAACGTTATACTGCGCTTGGTACGAGTAAAGGTTTATTTCTTTTTTACGGGGATGAATTTTTTGATATTACTCCACTTGATACAGCCGTTACAGGTTTTACTATAACCACTACAAATGGTTCCAATGTCGTTCGATTTAATAAAGCTTCTCATGGTTTAACCCAAGGAGAATATATTGTCGTTACAAGTGTAACAGTAACAGCTGCGTCTACTTATACTGCATCTGATTTAGAAAAAACTTACGAAATTATAACTGTAGATTCTGGAGGTGATTGGTTAGAAGTACAAGCATCTAGTAATGAAGGTGGAGCAGGTATGACTGCTGTAGGTGCGGCTACTCTTACTCCTTATATAACTGTTGGACCTACTACTCAAACTTTAGGCTATGGTTGGGGTACTTATTTATGGGGAAGTTCAACATGGGGAACTGCAAGAACAAGTAGCTCAGTGGTTCTGGATCCAGGAAACTGGAGTCTAGACAATTATGGGCAAGTCTTAGTTGCAACCATTGCTGATGGAAAAACTTTTACTTGGAATGCTGGCGCCACAAACCCTCGAACAATTAGGGCTTCTCAAAGCACAACTGATTATGTAACTACAGGTAATCCAACAGCTTCTATTATGAGTGTAGTTTCAGATAGAGATAGACATTTATTTCATCTAGGAACTGAAACCACTATTGGTGATGCCACTACCCAAGATCCAATGTTTATCAGATTCTCTAACCAAGAAGATTTAAATACTTATACTCCGACGGCGACTAATACTGCAGGGACTTTTAGATTAGATAATGGAAATGAAATTAGAGCAGCTGTAACAGGTAAAGATTATCTTTTAATTTTAACTGACACTTCC